GCCGCAGCGCGTGGGCTCTTTGAGCTGAGTATTGCACTTTGGGCAGCGCCCCGCGTCCAGACGTTTTTGGATCATGCCCGGATCCCCGAAGGTCGGGTACTGGAGCTCTCTATTCTTCGGCCTCGTCATCCTCATCGACTTCTCCTGTTCCTTCGCATAGTTGACATTCCATGATGCGTTCTTCGAGCCAGCCGCCGCTCCACGCCATGGGCGCGGGGACTGCTACCTCGTATTCACATTCGCCTTCGCCGCCGCACTCCGGGCACTTCACCTGTAGCCCTCCCACTTGTAAAATATGTGATCGTTTATGCGGACAGTCCTGTATTTAACCTCGGCCCACTCAGGCTGAACATAGTCCGCATGATAGTGGGTTGCGCCGTCGGTGGGATCATAGGTGCGCTCTGTCATCGCGCCAAAAGCTGCGAGGACCGCGGTCTGCCATGCGTCTTCTTCGGTTGGCATGTCAGACTTGCCGTCGCAATAGTAGCTGAACTGGCACATGTTCCGAATGGGAAACTCAGGTTTCCAAGAGTAGGTGGGGCCCTGTTTAACGACGGAGCAAACGTCGTTGGGGAACCGGGTGTCATCCACCCGGTTCAACACAACGTGGGCTACGGCGGACTGTCCGACGAAAGGTTCGCCTCTGGACTCAAAGTAGACCGCCGTAGCAAGACAGATTAAAGCTGCATCAAGCATTCTTCTTCTTCTTCTGATACCACTTCTTTTGGTAAGCGTTGACCTTGTCTTGGTTTTGTTGCTTCCAATAAGCCTGAGCATACCTGTGAGAAGCGAACTTGCGCTGCTTACCCGTCAGGCGCTCTCCCGAGTATATGCAATATTTCCGCTTACGGCCTCTTTTTTTCGCCACATTTCCTTTGACGGGCTCAAGGGCTTTCGCCATTTCTTCGGGGTTTTGCATGAGCGGCTTGTGCTCACCGAGGGTCTTTTTAGCCGTGAGATCGTCGATCTCGATCTGACAAAGCACGGACAGAGCGACGACAGCTTTGACACTGTTGGGCGGAGCATCGTCGAAATCGTTAGCCATGTCGTTGATGGCGTCGAAAAGTTGTTCCAAGTAAGACATTCAAGTCTCCCGTATAAGAGTTGATAGAAGTTATCCCATACTACAGCTAAAAAAAGATGTCAACTGAATTGACATATTTTATTCAGCCGTCAGGATGCGTGTTTTTTGTAGATATCCCACATGATCCGGAGTTGACCACTAATAGTACGTCCTTCTACGCGGGCTATCTTGCGAATCTGTTCGTACACCTCGATGGGCACCAGCACAGATTTCCATTTTGATGTGTCCATTTACACCTCCTGTAAGGGAATATATAGGACAAGTGACGGAGATACAAGAGAAAAAAGGCCCCAAGCAGAGCTCGGGGCCAGTTTAGGGAGGAATACCATGAAAAACTACGTTGCTTCGCCCCAGCTAGGACCGATCTCAACATCGCATTTGCTTGGCACCTCTAACGGTACAGCATTTTCCATGATCTTGGCAACAGATTCTGCATCTTCACGATTTTTCACAGACATGGCGATCTCATCGTGAATTTGCACTAAGGGCAAGCGGCCCTGTTCATAAATATTCACCATGGCTTGCTTGGTCATGTCCGCAGCCGAAGCTTGGATAAGCCGGTTAAGAGCTTTGTAGGTGTATGCCCGCTTCAACCGGGTAGTCTCCCCATACTCTTTCAGAGCATCTTGATACGGCAGGGCCTTGTTCATGGCAAAGGTTGCGGGCTCCCAAAGATTGAACCGGCACTTGCGGCCCAGTATGGAGCGAACAGAGCCTCTTGAGCTGCGGCTATTGAGGCTGTTCATCACGCCGTTCATCAGTCCTTTAACAAACGGAACGCGGTCGTGGTACTGGCCGACTAGCCCTTTGGCTTCATCTACATCGATGTCGAGCTGGTCGGACAGCTTGTTCACGCCCATGCCGTACATCATGCCCAGATTGATTGTCTTGGCCTGCTTGCGCGGAATGTTAGCCATTTCTGCCACCATGGTATGGAAGTCCATGTCCGGATCTTCGCGGTAAGCGGTGACAAACTCCTCGACTCCTGCCATCTGCTGGCCGCGGGACCGGCCATACACATAGGCGTAATGGACCAAGATCCGCGGTTCCTGTTGCGAGAAATCAATCGCCGCCCACTGCTCGCCTTCTTCCGGCAGAAACAGACTGCGTATCATGGGGCCTAGCTCAGGGTCGCGGGCCGGGATTTGTTGCAGGTTGGGGTTGGACATGGATATGCGGCCCGAAACGGTGCCACCGTCATCTGATCTGATCTGGTTGATGTGCCCGTGAATGCGTCCATCTGCGCGGCAGTGCTTCATGATGGTGTTGATGAAGGTGCCGCTGGTCTTGTTTAGGTTGCGGGCCCGGACAATTAGTTGTGCGAGCTCGTGCGGGTGGTCCGCCAGAAACGACTTGGTGAAGGACGGGGCGTTCTTCTCGGTGCGTGGGTAGGGGATGCCAAGCTTGTCGAAGGCTTTCGCAATGGATGCTGCGGCCCAAAGCTCTACATCCTGACCAGCTACGTGCTTGATCTTGGCAAGCGTGGCCTTCTCTTCCTTGATCAGGTGGTTGCGAGTGCGCTCGACACGATCTTGGTCTATTCGGACGCCGCGCCATGTCATGTCTATCAGACACGGCAGGAGCTTGAGCTCAAGATTAGCAATCGGCCAAATCTGTTCTTGGGTCAGTTGTGTAGATAGGTGGTTCCAGAGCTTGAGTGTCAGCTCCGCATCTACTTGTGCGTAGGGCCCGACATACATTGCGGGCATCTTCCACATCTCAGCTTTTGGATCGAGACCAAACTCGCGGGCCGCGTCCTGTAGTGTGCGCTCCTGCTTCACCTCACCGAGCAGGTCGTAGGACAAGGCGTTGAGGCTGTAGCTGAACCGGTTCTCATCTAACAGGGACGCGATCAGCATGGTGTCGATGATGCGCCCGTTGATGGTAAATCCCATTTGCCGGATCCAGCCCGCGTCGTACTGGGCGTTGTGCATGATCTTGTCGGCGGGGCACTCGAACACTTTCTTGAGCCATTTGTTGACGATGCGCTCGTCGAGGTTACCGCCGCCAAGGTGGCGGGTAGGTATGTAGCCTGACCAGCCGTCAACTGCTACGGCGTAGCCCACCACCTCACCGTCACCGGTAGGCCAGCCGGGGCCGTTGGACTTGATGTTGGGGTCTCTGGTCTCAACATCGATAGCGATCTGCTTGGCGTCGAAGATGTCTGGCAGCTCAGCGGGCGGGACCCACTCACTTTTTGGTGCGAACATTGCCATCTGTAAGGCCATTGCCTTCTCCTCCTAGCGCGCCGTAGCCGCAGATATCTACCCAGCTATCTTCGTGGTCTGGCGTCACTATAAGCCTCGCCAGCTTCACCGCAACCATACATTGGTATACTTGTGAGACACTTACGTCAGTGTCGAGCAGCACAGACCACATGTTGGCTATGCGCTCATGGTTGTCGTAGGCATCGCCGTAGTCTTGGGCCCGAGGGCCGTTGACCAAGCTCTCTGCCTTCTTAAGTATCTCTTTGCGGTTCATTGTACCTTGTCCTTCGGGCTGACATGTCGCCTACATTTCTGGCACTCGTCTTTTGCATATCGGACGTTCCAGCATTTCCAGACGTTTCCGCAAACGCACTCATACGTAAAATGAAATAAGAGGCTCATATCAGATAGCTCCTGTTGTCATCTTCGGGGTCTACCAGATACAGATTCTCTTTGGTGCGTGTGACGCCTACATAGAACACCCGGTGCAGGTCGTCAGGAGCCTGCTCAGCGGCTCGTGCTGCTGCGGGAGATAGATCGGTAAACAGGACGACGTTGTCGGCCTCACCGCCCTTGGAGCCGTGAATCGTGGACAGCTCAACGCGAGGCGTTGCATTGAACTTTTCTCCCCGGCGAAGTAGTGCCGTGATGTAGGCACGGTCGGCGCTAGGCAGCTTGTCCATTGCCTCGTGCCATATGCAGCCCCGGATGTTTTCTTCGATGCGTGGGGTGCCCATGATATGCACCAGTTCCATAAGGCCGTGATGCGCGATCAGCTCATCGAGTGACACGGTCTCGTCGTCATCGAGTCCGGGTAGTTTTTTGAATCCGCGCTTGACCCGCTCGCCGACAGACATATAACTATACACGGCTCGTGCGGCTGCACCGGTTATTCGGTGACCCTTCCTCATTTGCTCCCAGCCGTTAATGGCATCACTCAGTCTCTCGGAAATGGACCTCCGTCCGCGATAGCTGTAGAGGATGCCTCGGCTTTTGAGTTCTTGGGTCACGGGTGCTAAGAAGTAACCGGCTTGCGCCAGCACGAGCCACGATCCCTCACTAAAATCCAAATAGCTTACGTCAGGTACGCGCTCCACGAGCCCCGGGTCCTTACGGGGCAGGTAGGTCTTTGGGACACGGCGGTTGATCCGTTTGGCTACGCGCTCGGCTAGCGGGTGGACAGAAGCAGGTACGCGGTGCGATTGCCCAAGCACCTCATAGCCGCCGTTGAGGTTGATGAAGTGTTCTACAT